GTTTGAAGAGGAGAATTCGGATGTCAAAACAAAAATTAGAACAGGTACTAGAGTACCTTATTAATGAAGAAGAAGAGAAGGCTCGTGACCTACTCCATTCTGTATTTGTTGAAAAAGCACGATCAATTCATGAATCTTTAATCGAAGATGAAGACGAAGATATTGAGGAAGCATTAGAAGACAAAGAAACAGATGAAGAAGAGGTTGATGAGTCAGCCAAATCTGATTGGGAAGAAGAAATTACTCAGGAAGACGATGAAATCGTAACCCACAGTAACGAAATCGACCATGAAGAAGAAGTCGGTGAAGCCGACGAAGATGGCGAAGATATAGATGATGCCGAAGCAGTAGACGATCTAGACGACATGGAAATCGGCGGTGATGATGATGCTGTAGAACCAGAAGGTGATGCAGAGGAAGCAATCCCAGCGAAATTAGATGATCTAGAAGCCGCAGTAGAAGAACTCAAAGCAGAATTTGATAAACTAATGGCAGGTGATGATGACGTGCCAGCTGAAGACGAAATGGATATGGGTGATATGGGCGATGACATGGAAATGGAAATTGCACCAGAAGAAGCAATTCATTATGAGTCTAAAGAAGAAGATGATGACGCTGAAGAGTTAGATGAAGCTGCAAGTTTGTCCGCAGTAAAAGCAGTTAGTGGAGGCAACGATGATGCCGGTGCAAAAAGCACTATTTCAGGCGGAAACGTAAAAGGCGCAAACACTGACGGTGATCCTGTAGATTTTGCAGGCGGCGACGAAAAAGGCGGATCAGCAGATAAACCTGCTGAAGGCATGACAACAAATCAAGAAGCTAAATTATCAGCAGGCCCTAAAGCCGAATCTGGTGACAAGTCCGATAAGAGCGCAGGTAGCGTTGTAAAGGACATTAGGTAACATAATGACAATGCAACCATTATTTGAACGTCTAACACCTAACCAAACTAAAATGATAGTTGAAAAACGTGATCGCGAAAGCGGTGACGGTAAAGATCTTTATATGAAAGGGATCTTTATTCAAGGTGGCGTTAAGAATCAAAACGATCGTGTTTATCCCATTCAAGAGATAGGCAAGGCTGTTGAGACAATTAACGAACGCTTACAAGAAGGACAAACAGTCCTCGGTGAAGCGGACCATCCTGAAGAATTAACTGTTAATTTAGACCGGGTTAGCCACATTGTTGAAGACATGTGGATGGATGGTCCTAATGGGTATGGAAAATTAAAAGTTATTCCAACACCCATGGGGAACATTATATCGACATTGCTTGAAAGTGGGGCAAAATTAGGTGTATCAAGTAGAGGTAGCGGTAACGTAAATGAAAGCGGACAAGTGTCTGATTTCGACATCGTTACAGTAGATATTGTTGCCCAACCAAGTGCACCGGATGCATATCCAAAAGCAATACGCGAAAGTTTATGGAATATGCGTGGTGGTTATGGCATGTATAATTTAGCAGAAGAAATGATTTATGATAAAAAAGCTCAAAAATACCTACAAGAAGGTATTTTGAAATTTATTGAGGAATTGAACAAGAAGTAAAGGGAGAATATTATGGCCGAAGCACTTAAAGAATTACTCGAAAGCGATCTCCTAGATGAGAATACAAAGGCCAGTATTCAGTCAGCATGGGAATCAAACTTAACCGAAGCTCGAGATGCATTAGCAATTGAGTTAAGGGAAGAGTTTGCTGACCGCTATGAAAGCGACAAGGGACAACTTGTCGAAGCAATGGACAATATGCTAACTGATGCTATTAAAACAGAAATTGCAGAGTTTGCAGACGACCGTAAGGGGTTAATTGAAGCTCGCGTTCAGTACAAACAGAACGTGACCGAACATACAAACGCCCTTTCTAGTTTTGTAATGGAAGCATTACGAAATGAAATCGTTGAACTCCGTGAAGATCGTAATAAGCAATTCGATAATTTTAATAAACTTGAGGGTTTTGTGCTAAAGCAACTTTCTAACGAAATTGCAGAATTTAACGATGATAAAAAGTCTCTCGCAGAAGCAAAAGTTAAGTTAATTGCAAGCGGACGTCAAAAACTTGACGAAGCAAAGCAGAAATTCATTAAACGTGCAGCTACAACAGTCGAAAAGATTGTTGAAGATGTACTACGTAGTGAAATGACACAACTTAAAGAAGATATCAAAGCGGCCCGAGAAAATAATTTCGGACGCCAGATTTTCGAATCTTTTGCATCTGAGTATATGACTTCGTATCTCGCAGAAGGCACAGAAGTTCGCAAGCTCAATACTCGTATTGAGGAAAATAATAAGAATATTGCCTCCCTTACAGAAGCAAAGGATACAGCAGACATTGAAGTTAAGAAACTTAACAACAAGATCAACCGTGATAAAGTCATGGGAGAACTGCTTACACCTTTAGCGAAGAGTAAGAGAGGTATTATGGAAGAATTACTTGAAAGTGTTCAAACAAAGAACCTTAAGGGTAGTTTCCAAAAATACTTACCCGCTGTACTTAATGAAACAGCAGGTAAGCGTGAAACTTCTAAAACTACACTCACTGAAAGAACTGGTGATAAAGTAGTAGTACAAAAAGAAGAGACACAAAAAGATGCAAATAGTGGAAACATTATCCATCTAAAAAAATTAGCAGGTATAAAATAAGGAGTATTTACAATGGCAGAAAACCTAACAGAGAGTCAAAACTGGGGAGCCACTAAAGAAGCTCTAATGGAAGGACTGGATGGTCAGCGCAAGCAGACTATGAATGTCATCCTAGAGAACACAAAGTCATACCTTGCAGAAGCCGCTACCGCTGGCGCAACACAGGCCGGTAATGTAGCTGCTCTAAACAAGGTAATTCTTCCAGTGATTAGACGTGTAATGCCAACCGTTATTGCTAACGAGTTAATTGGCGTTCAACCCATGACTGGCCCAGTTGGCCAGATTCATACATTACGTGTACGTTACGCAGACGCTTTTAATAGCGCCAGTGGCGTAGACACATCACCAGGCGAAGAGGCATTAAGTCCCTTCAAGATTGCAGCTGGTTATTCTGGTAATGCCGCAGATGATAAAGCAAACTATACAGCTTCCTCAGAAGGATTAGCTGGTAATCGTCTAAGCATCCAGATCATCAAAGAAGTTGTAGAAGCAAAGTCACGTAGGCTCAGCGCACGTTGGACCTTCGAAGCAGCGCAAGATGCACAAGCAATGCACGGCTTAGATGTTGAGGCAGAGATTCTAGCTGCTCTAGCACAAGAAATTACAACAGAAATTGATCAAGAGATTTTATCTTCATTGCGTTCACTAGCTGGACAAGATGCAGTTTACAATCAGAGTGGTACCTTTACAGGTACACCTCATTATGTAGGCGATCGACATGCAGTACTAGCAATTCAAATGAACGAGCAAGCAAACCTAGTAGCAGCCCGCACACGACGCGGCGCGGCAAACTGGGCAGTTGTTTCACCTAGTGTGCTAACAGCACTACAAAGTGCAACAACTTCAGCATTTGCACGTACAACTGAAGGTACATTCGAAGCACCCACAAACGTTAAGTTTGTAGGTACATTGAACGGTACAATGCGAGTATATGTTGATACATATTACAGTGACGCAGGATCAGGCGCAGACATCCTATTGGGCTACAAAGGCTCAACAGAGACAGACGCAGCTGCATTCTATTGTCCATACGTACCACTAATGAGTAGTGGTGTAGTAATGGATCCAGGCACATTCGAGCCAGTCGTATCATTCTTGACACGATATGGTTACAAGGAGCTAACTAACACAGCAAACTCCTTTGGTAACGCAGGCGATTACGTATCTGGTATTTCCGTATCAAATCTATCTTTCCTATAAAATAGTAAAGATAATTT